TTAACAAAGAAAGTTCTCTTTTCTGGAGCTCTCATGATTCTATGAATCAACATTGCATCCTCCATTAGAGTAACTTGTTTAAAGATCTTTCTAGCTGGTTCTAAATAAGAACGGCCATAAGGTAGGTAATGTGTATCTGATATTAATCTGAAGTGAGCTACTTCGTAGTTATCAAATTCAATTATTTTAGATTGCTCTCTTTTAGGTAGGTAGTTGGGGTTTTGTGTAGAAGCTAATCCATCAGGGTCTAATTGGAATACAACTTTACCTGGTTGTGTTGGATCTTCTCCTTCTCGTCTAACCATATGATAGACTGTATAAGGTAGAACATTGTAAACTCCAAACTTCTCTGCTATCTCTAGCTTTAAGAAAAAGTCTCCGTATTTACACATGTTCCTAGTCCACGACCATAAATTAAATTCGATATTTAAAACATCATAAAATAAGTTATAAAGGACCTTTTGTATATTTTCGTCAGATGATTTAATAGATAATATTTCATTATTATCATTCTTTACTGTAGCTTCATCGGCTACAATATCTAAAGCAGAAGCAATAATTGGATCTGTATCCATTGCTTCATAATCTGAGTATAGTTGTATTCTTAATGTCTGGTAGTTTAGATTAGGGTTGAATACATTTTTGTTATTATAAATGTATAGTCTACTAAATCTATCTACTAGAGAATTAGTTTGATATCTACCAGTTGATTGTATCTGATTAACATCGACTATTTTTAACTCATCACCTCCTACATTTCTAACAATAATGTCAGAAGCAAAAAGTGTTTTGAGTCTACCAAATAAGGATTTATCCGCCATTGTAATTTAACTTTATATATAAATAGTATTATTTAAATAACCATGAGACATCTTCGTCACCATGGTTCGTCTTAACAATATAAGGATTATCTTGACGTGAACCAACTGAACTCATAACAGCTTTGTTTTGAGAGTTAAGATTTCCAAAAGAGGATAACTGTGCTCTTGCTAAATCCATACCTTGCTGTCTTAATCTTAATGCAGTATCTCTAACATATAATGCTGTTGCACATGCTATAAGTAAATCATCGTTGTAGTTAGTCTGTGCTTGAGGTTTACCATTCTTCCATACAAATACTCTCATCTCGGCCATTAACCTCTTAGACTGTATGGTAACCGCTCTTTCCCTAACGTATTCAATTATCTTGGCTATAACTAAAGGTCTTGTTCTAGCTGACATTGTAAAACCAGGAACGAGTTTATCTCTTTCATATTTGTTCATATAGGATTCTACTGTCTCCATATTAGAGGTAGAACTGTAATACATGTTTCTATATTCTCTTTCGAGTATCTGTTCTATTGTAGCCCACCCTATATTTGCGTTTTCACATACAAGTAGGGCTTCATTATATTCTGAAGCTATTCCTACTAAGACATTTCCAAAGTCTTTCGGTGATATTTTACCTTTATATTCGGCAACTTGGGTACATGATTCTATTTCAAATACATGGAATGCAGAATAATCGGCAGAATCTCCTCTAGCGACATCGGCTACAACCATGTAATCTTTTGTGTAATCAGCCGGTTCCCATATCCATAAGTTACTATCAACTCCTCTTCTTTCGACAGGATCTTTCTGATAAGTTTCTTCGTAGAATATAAGGTCGGTTGGTTCAAATACAGTATCCCCTGAAGCTAAGAAGTCACAGTCACATTCCTGTCCTGCCATTCTAGGTCCAAGATCCCTATCCTGCATATCTCTCCAATCCTGATTTCTTTCAGGGTTAACAGTCCAAGGAAGTCTTACCGGGCAGAATGAATTCTCTCCTGTTTCAGCTTTTTCCCATGTTTGGTGGAACCAGTTACCAATACCATTTGGTGTAGATAAGGCCATACATTGACCCCCGGTAGCTAGTGTTTGTTGTGCTGCTGCAAATGTTTCTTCAATATTGTCGATAAAGGCCGCTTCATCTATTAATAAGAGAGATACCGCTTCCGATCGTGCTGCATCAGCATTAGATGATTTAGCTTGTATTTTAGAACCATTTTTAAGTCTTAATGATAATTTGTTCTTTTCAACGGCTGGTAGTTTTAACCATTTTGGTAACTCATCATACATAAAAGTAGTCTTAGTTACAAGGTTACGTGCTGTAGCTTGTGTGGTTGCTAATGCCAAGACGTTTTTATCTTTATGAAATAACATTAACCATAGAGAGTATCCGGCAGCAAGAGTTGATATACCTAGCTGTCTAGATTTAAGAGTTATAATAAACTGTTCGTCTCTAAATAAATGTAATACCTTCTCCTGAAATGGGTAAAGGTTGAAGAGTATACGTCCTCTTTTAGGGTGCTGAATATAGCAGTACTTTCTCATGAAGTACGCCGGATCCTTTGCACACTTGAGATACTCTTGTGCGATTATTTTTTTTATGTCTTGTGCCATAACTCATTTTTAGACTTTTATTCTAGGTACCAAATCAGATGGGTTAGATGCTATTAAATCACTACCAATTGCATCTACAAAGCTATCTCCATTGTAATATTTAAAATTACCTAAATTATCTGAGATCATAAAACCATCAAATCTGTGTTCGTTAAAGTAATCTCTGGCAAGTTGCTTTGCTAATGCTATGACAAAGTCACTAGACCTGAATTCTTCTTCAGTAAAAAATGAACTTATATCTAATTTTAACTTACCTTTATACCAGGAAGAAACTGTTTTACTTATTTTATCCTTAGCTGATAATTTATCAATACCTGCTTGTATTAGGGCTTTGTACAACCCGTCTATTTTATAAGGCCATGAAGTACCTTTTGCTGTTAAGTAATTTTCTAGGTCCTTCGAGGTATCACTTTCTAGATTAAATTTATCTGTTACTTTAACTAAATCTTTTACCAATTCGGTTGATTTACCTCTCACGACGTAGCTGGGAGCTACTAAAGCACCTGTCGAACCTGTACGAGATTTAAGCTCTACTTCTTCCCCATCTATCTTCAGGTCTCCTTTAGCTTGTGCTTTTTGTACATTTTTAAAGAATACAGATAAAAATGCTTCACCTGGTCCTAAGGAAACTGTTCCTTGTATTGAGTCTTTCATATCACTGTAAAGTGATCTTAATTCGTCAGAGGAAAATCCAGGTATTTGCTCAAAGTAGTTACTACCTTCTTTATTAAAGGTAGGAGGGTTAGATGCAATTTTTGCAAACTCTCCTGTCTTACCTAAATCAGACAACAGGGACTGAAAGTAAAGGATATCTTTTCTGCTTAGGTTTTTTGATTCCAGATAACCTTTCATACTATCTCCATATCCAATATTTTTAGCATACTTCATAATACGTTTTAATGTATCAACATCTGTTGTATTACTAATTATACTTATTAGATTTTTTTGAAGTTCCTTATCTGACTGTTCGTCAGCTTCTGTCAGTTCTGATATAAGTTTGTGTAGGATACTTTTATCCTCCGGGTTATTAATATCAGGTACTCCAGATTTGGTTCTCCAGGCCCATTCCGTATATAGTCTATCTGTAACGTCCATTATTAATTACTGTTATGTAATTTTTATTAAGTTCGGATATCTTTCAGCAAAATCCGATGCTTGATCATGATCATTACTAAATACCATATTATCTAGTTCTTCTCCGCTGGTATAAGATGTTTGGTCTGCTCCTGCTTGAAGTTCGTCTTCAGTGTACCATTCGTATTTGTTATCTGATAATTCTCCAGTTTCTACATTAAAGTATACCTTTGGAACTAAAAGTTCAACTGAATGAGTTGATGATGGTTCTGCACTGCTTGCTAGCCAAGCTTCTGATTTTTTAACAATTTTAGCAACATCTTCAGCTGATTTAGCGTCGTCTGCTATCGCCATTGAATAACTACCTCCTCCGTTTGGATTATCATATGCAGTATACCTATCTATTTTATCTTTTATTTCCTCATAGGTAGCACTATCTGCACCTTAAGCTGTTCCATAAAGGCACAATAGCTTTAATTTTGTCTTCAACAGATAACTTACCTTCTGGATAGCGAGGTGAGTTGTTTTCACTTAGTAGTTTACTGTTAATAGTAAGTTTATTCTCTACTAGGAATTTTTTAAGGTCGAAATTATTTTCCATTTTATATTATTATTATTATGCTTCTGGTTCTGCTCCGTCTTCGAAGTCTATTGGTTCGCCGGATAAATCTTCTCCTCCGCCAGCTTCTTCTCCACCTCCGGTATCGTCTGCTGCAAAGTCTTCTTCCCCTCCTGTTGCTCCACCTTCTTCTCCGGGAAAGTCTCCTCCTCCGGTATCTGCTGAATCAATACCTTCTGCTGGTTCTCCTTCTCCAGCTCCCTTCATTGGTGCTTCTGTATAGAGAATAGCTAGTTTATCTAAAGCTTGCTGATAGTCTGCAATATTAGATAATGTGTATCTTTTACCTAATATCTTAGCTTCAAAAGTTTTACCTGTCCATTTTAACTCATAGTCTTGACCATTCTTTAGATTAATTCTAAAAGCGGTTGGACGAGGTGAGATCCAATCTATTGAATCAACAAACTCTTCAAACTCTTCAGTTTGTAGTTTAACTATGGCTTGTTTTAAAGTTGGAAATCTACCTAATATAGTATCTGTAGAGTCTGGTAATTCAGCTTCATCTCCTGGTTCTGATTCAGGTACTTCTTCTCCTTCTGGTGCTCCAGCATCTTGGTGCAGGTTCTTCAGTTGGTTCTTCAG